CTGTCGGCTGAAGATCATACTGGCCGATAGGTCAAATTCGGCAGGCGGCGCATCACTCTCCGTGAACAAGAGGTCGTCGGCAAAGCCGAGTTCAATCGCCTTGTTGGCGTTCATCCAGCTTTCCGCGTCCATCATGTGGGAGATGCGCGCCCGGGAAAGACCTGTTTTCAACTCATACGCGTTGATGATGGATTCCTTGACCTCATTGAGCATGGCGATGGCTTTTGCCATCTCCTCGGAATCGCCGATGGCAATGGTGGCCGGGTTATGGATCATCATCATGGAAACCGGCGACATATATACCTCGCCACCAGCCATAGCGATGACCGATGCGGCGCTGGCCGCAATGCCGTCAATTTTTATGATCACGTTCCCGGGGTAGTCCATCAGCATGTTGTAGATTTGAGCGGCAGCAAAAACGTCACCGCCCGGGCTGTTAAGCCAGATGGTGACGTCGCCTTCGCCGCTTTGCAGTTCATCCTTGAATTGTTTAGGCGTGATTTCATCGCCCAGCCAGCTCTCCTCGGCGATAGCGCCGTCGAGGTAGAGTGTACGGCTGCCGTCCTCATTCCGCACCCAATTCCAAAAGCGGCGAGGAGGGCTTGCGTTACTTGTTTTGCCCATTGTTTAATTCCTCCGTTTCCGTTTTGCTTTGACCAGAAAAAATGCCTGCGTCCGCGAGCTTGGTCATGTTGCCGTTGATCAGGTACAGATCACCTCCCAGCTCCTCCGGAATCCGGTTCATGTTCTCCAGTTCTCGAATGTCATTTGCGCTCATCCACCCGTTTTGTCGGGCAGTGGCATAACCGCTCATTCGGCTTGCGTAATCGCCACGCAGCAATCCGTCCACATTGAACTTCACAAAATAACGAGATTTTTCCGAGGGCAGGAGAAGCGATTGCTGCAAGGCCTGTTCCCAACGCGTCACCCACGGATCAAGCGTATACTTGACGAATTCCAGTGATTGCTGCTCGATATTCGAAAAGCTGGATTTATCCAGATCGGCCACCATATGAGGCGGTACGCGGAAAATGCGGGCAATTTCATTGATTTGAAACTTCCTTGTTTCCAAAAATTGCGCTTGTTCTGGAGGGATGCCGATGGCTTGGAACTTCATTCCTTCTTCCAAAACGGCAATGCGATGGGCATTGGCGCTGCCCTGATAAACACTGTTCCAGCTGTCCTTCACGCGCTGCGGGTCTTTAACCACCCCGGGATGCTCCAAAACTCCGCCGGGGTTCGCACCATTGGCGAAGAAGGACGCGCCGTATTCTTCCGTGGCCAGCGCCATGCCGATGGCGTTTTTCGCCATAGCGATAGGCGAATAGCCAATCAATCCGTCGAAGCCGAGGCCGGGGATGTGCAATACCTCGTCCCGGCGAAGGGTTACCATGCCGCCGCGCGGATCGAGGCGGTTTTCCTCCGTGTCGCGCCGGTAGATGTAATACAGCTCGCCGTTTTGCGCCCTGTCCACATCCATCTTGTTGGGCAGCAAGGGGTAAAGGGCGAGCACGCGCCCGCGCCCGTCTCGGATGATCTGCGCATAGGCATTGCCCCAAATAAGGAGATGGTTCATCAGCGTTTCTCGAAACACAAAGGAAGTCATCTCGGGATTCGGCTCGTCGTGGAGCAAATAGTAAAGCGGATGGCTGATAACCTTCTCCTTACCGCCATCCGCTTTGTATTGGTAAATATGGAGCGGCAGCCCCGCGATTGCCTCGGCCAATATCCGGACGCAGGCATATACTGCCGTGGTCTGCATGGCCGTCCGTTCGTTCACGGACTTGCCGCTGGTCGTGCCGCCGAACAAAAAACTGACTGCACTGCCAAGCCGGTTCTTCGGTTTATCCCGAGACCGGAACAATCGGGAAAACACGCTCATAAAATCAACAACCCCCTCTCATCGTAAATTGAAGCGCCATCACCGTCGCCGCCATGCCGCAGCGCACGGTCCAGCGCCATGATGGTCGCCACCGCGCCGTCGATTTTTTCCGTGGATTTCTCTTTATCCGGTTTCACGTTACCTGCCGGATCCGTCTTGATGAAGATGTTGTCCATCATCCACCGAAGCGCGGGATGCCCGCCGTGAGCAATTTTTTCTTCCAGCGTAAGCTTCATGAGTTCCTTCGTCGGGGGCGACATATCTTTAAAGCCCTGACCGAACGGCACGACGGTGAAGCCTAAACCTTCAAGGTTCTGCACCATCTGCACGGCACCCCAGCGGTCGAAAGCGATTTCCTTAATGTTGTACTTCACCCCAAGCTCCTCAATAAAGCTCTCGATGAAGCCATAATGCACCACGTTGCCCTCCGTGGTCTTTAAATAGCCCTGCCGTTCCCAAATGTCATATGGCACATGATCGCGCCGCACCCGCAGGTCGAGGTTATCCTCCGGAATCCAGAAGAAAGGCAGTATTTGATATTTGTCGTTTTCATCCAGCGGAGGGAAAACCAGAACAAAGGCCGTGATATCGGTGGTGCTGGACAGGTCGAGGCCTCCATAGCAGATGCGTCCGCGTAGGCTGTCCGCATCGATGGGGAACGCGCATTTATCCCACTTTTCCATTGGCATCCAGCGTACCGATTGCTTGACCCATTGGTTCAAGCGGAGCTGCCGGAATAGGTTTTCCTCGGCAGGATTCTGGCGAGCGTTTTCAAAGGCCACCCGCAGTTTTTCAATATCCACGGTGATCCCGAGGGATGGGTTGACCTTTTTCCATAAGATTTCTTTTGTCCAGTCCGCGTTGTCCGGCGCGCTGTAAATGACCGGATAAAAGGTCGGGTCCACCTTGCGGCCCTGCAAAACATCCTCGGCCTTCTGATGTACCTCCCAGCAGATGGAATGGCGGTCGGTGCCCGCCGTTGTAATTAGAAAGAAAAGCGGCTGCTTTCGCGCGTCGCCGGACCCGTGCAGCATCACGTCGTATAAATTCCTGTTCGGCTGGGCGTGCAATTCATCAAAAACCACGCCATGGACGTTCAGTCCATGCTTCGTATAGGCCTCAGCACTCAGAACCTGATAAAAGCTGCCAAGCGGCTTATATACCAGCCGCTTCTGCGACAGCATGGGCTTAATCCGGCTTTTGAGCGCGGGGCACTGTTCCACCATGTCGACCGCCACGTCAAACACGATGGACGCTTGCTGCCGATCAGATGCGCAGCCGTATACCTCACCGCCATGCTCAAAATCCCCGCAGGTCAAAAGCAGGGCGACAGCTGCCGCAAGTTCTGATTTTCCCTGTTTTTTGGGGATTTCAATGTAGGCCGAGTTAAACTGGCGATACCCATTCGGCTTCAAGATGCCAAAAATATCGCGGATGATCTGCTCCTGCCAGTCGATCAGCTCAAAAGGCAGACCATACCATTCGCCCTTCGTATGCTTCAAGCAATTGATAAAAGAAACGGCGACATCCGCCGCCTCTTTGTTGTATACTGAACCATTCGCCATGAACCCCGTGGGCTTGTATCGCTTGAGCTTCCGCAGCGCCGCCGCCTCCTTTCTAAAAATGGGCAAAGAAAAAAGGAACCTCTTTCGAGGCTCCTCATATTGTTTTTGCCGTTACTTGGGGTTATTTTGAATTGCACCGTTCCATGACCTTTTTGTATTCGCGGTCAAGAACCTCGGTGAATTCGTCCTCGGTGATGTCGGTATCAAGATTGACGTATCTCGTTTCCAGCAACCGGCGGATCTGCCGTTTATTCATACCGGACATCGCGCATTCCTGAACGTCACCGATCAGCGTGTGCAGCTTTAGCTCTTTCATCGTCAAGTCGTTTCTCATTTTCGTTTCCTCCGTATAAATGGCTGTTTGCCTTTGGCAGGTCACATGATACCTCTGGGGTATGGGGATAGCAAGGCAATTCGCCCCGCAAATATACAGAAGATAATGGAGGGGAATTGTGTACATTTCCAGCGCCTTCAACATGAAAAAAGAGCCTCCTCAGAAGCTCCTTAGCGGTTTCCGCCTAATTCTATTTCGCCCGCTCCAGTAAATCCCGAATCGCTATCGGGTCAAGTTTGCCGTGCCAGTTGCCGGTCAAATAATCCTGTATCGTACCCCATCCATCGACGTCGACGCGAATCCGCGCGTTGATTACATGACCGTCTTTCAAACGCACCGCAGCGCGAAACGGCTCTTGTGCGGCAATCGTCTCCCAAAATTCAGCGGTGGGTAAGTCGCCCAGGTATTCCAGTACGGCGGCCAGTATTTCCTTATCGGCGGCTTTCGTCGGTTTGATGTCCCAACCTCTGTCGTAATTAAGAATGCTGGCCTTAAAAATATTCGCGTCGGCCTGCCGCTTGCTTTCATCCCAAATCATCAGCTTGCTCACGCGACCTTCGTTGATGCCGAAGCGGGAACTCTCATCGAAAACTTT